GATTCCACGATCATTGGACCTGCGGGCCTGTTCCGCCTCGTCCAGGATCGACTCAAGCCCTGGAAGACCCCCAATGGCGACGTATTCGTGGATCTGTGGGTAGACGCTCGCAGATACACGGTCGCAGTCAGGTCCGAAGGCTTCGTCGGAATGCTCTACCTTATATGTGCCCAGGACGCCCCAGGAAAAATGCTCTCGGCCAGGGCCGTCGACGAGATCCGGGCGTGGGCCATCGGCATTGCCATTGCCCGGGGACGCACCTTCGATGCCAATGTGCGGCTCGGGGGCGACTCCAAGACCGTCTGGTACGACCTCGGGGACGACACCCACGACATGGTCAAGTGGATTGGGGGCCGCTGGGTCATCACCCGCGCCACAGGGGACACGCCCCACTTTTATCGGCCCGGGGGCATGCTCGGCCAAGTCAGGCCTGGGGACGGAGGTAACCTCGTAGAACTCCTCTCAAGGCACATCCGGACAAAGAACGATGACATTTACCTGATAGCTGCGTGGCTCATCGGGGCCATGAAGCCTGGGGGTCCCTACCCCATCCTCATCATCAATGGGGAGCAGGGTTCGGCCAAGAGTACGACGACCCGCCTTCTCAGAAAGATCATAGATCCCCACGCCCTCGACATGAGGGAACCCCTAGACAACAACAGGGATCTCGTAGCTGCCGTCAAGAATTCCTTCGTCCTCGCCTTCGACAACATGTCTTTCCTGAAGGGCAATTTGAGCGATTCCTTCTGCCGCATCTCGACGGGGACCGGGGCCCTCGGAGGTCGTGCCCTCTATACGGATACGACTGAGGCGGCCTTTACTGCCTGCAGACCCATCGTCCTTAATGGGATCCCGGCCTTTGCCGAGCGCGAAGACCTCATATCCCGCAGCATCAACCTTGAGTTGCCCTCGATCAAGGAGGGAATGCGGCTCGACGATGACACGTTCTGGGCCTCGGTAGACCAGGACCTTCCCAACATCCTAGGGGCCCTGTTCGACTGCGTGGCCGTAGCCCAGGCCCGCTTCCCCCAGGTCAAACTCAATAATGCTCCACGCATGGCCAACTTTGCCCGCTGGGCCTACGCAGGCCTCGGGGCTGAGGGGGATAGGTTCCTTCAGGCGTATTCGCGCAACAAAATGGAGACATCGTCCCACTTCATCGAACATAGTGAGGTGGCCCAGGCCATCATCAAGTTCATGGAGAACAAGGAACTGTGGCATGGGACGTGGGCCCAGCTTCTCAAGGATTTGGGCCAGAATCCCCTATCCAAGAATTGGCCCACAAATAGCTTGCAATTGAGGAACAGGGTGATAAGATTGTCCGAGGATCTCCGCAAGAATGGCATTGAGTGGAGAACTAATGGGCGAGAAGGAGGCACAGGCCGCATGGCCCTCGAACTTAGGCGCCTCCAAAATTACCTTAAGGATGTCTTTCAGGTGAGCGCAGCATGAACGGAATCATTGACCCCGAATTGATGGCCGAGGCCAAGAAGAGGGCTACGGTCTCCCGGAAGATGGTCCAGAGGCCTAATAGGCCATTGAAGCCCGAGGAGCACATCTTCGTCAAGGAGTATATGGCCGGGAACTCCCTCGCGGAATGCGCAGCGGCCGCAGGCTACACGGGAGACCACCCCGAAGTTATGGCGAGGCGCTGGCTTGAGCGGCCCGTCATCCAGAAGAAATTGGACGAGATGCGCCGCCGAGACGAGGCCCGCGCCCAATTTTCTCGGGACATATACCTGGATATGCTCAAGGATACCTATGTGAAGGCGATGTCGGACGGGGACTATTCGGGGGCCAATAGGGCTGCAGAACTTCTCGGAAAGGCCCTCGGCTACTTCGTCGACCAAAAGGCAGTCCTCTCAGTCTCCGCCAAGATACCTGAGGATTCGGCCGGCAGGATTGCCGAAGTTCAGAGACTCGCGAAGATTGCCGGAGTGAAACTTGAGTGACGTTCTTCTCCTTCAGCAGCTAAAGCTACTGGCAGAATCCAAGGCCCGGGCCTCCTACTACGCCTACATGCAACTGGCGGCCCCCTGGATTCTGCCCGAAGGCTTCGTGGACGGGGACCATCTGAAGAAGATCGCGGACCTGCTCCAGTACGTCGACGAGACGCCCCGGGCTCGGGCCATGATTTTTATGCCTCCCCGGTCCATGAAGAGTCTTAATGGGTCGGTCCTCTTCCCCTCGTGGGTTTTGGGCCGACACCCTTCGTGGCAAATCATGGGAGTCTCATATGCGCAGGAACTTGCCAATGCCTTCGGACGTGACACGCGTAACCTCCTCCAGTCCGAAGACTATGGGCAGATCTTTCCTACGAGGGTCAGGGCCGACTCTCGGGCCACGAATCGCTGGAATACTGAGCAGGGCGGGGTCTATGTTGCGGCCGGTATTACTGCAGGCATTGCCGGCCGTGGTGCCAATCTGGCTATTATCGACGACCCCCTCTCCGAGCAGGATGCCATGTCCAAGGCATCACGCGAGTTCGTCAAGAACTGGTGGCCCGGAGGCCTGAGGAGTCGACTTCAGCCTGACGGCCGGATCCTCATCATTACGACGAGGTGGCACCAGGAAGACCTTGCAGGCTGGCTCCTTAGCGCCCAGGACAAGGATCCCAAGGCAGAGCAGTGGAAGGTCCTCAGTATTCCGGCCCTGACCGAGACTGGGGAATCTTACTGGCCTGAACGGTGGCCCCGGGACTTTCTCGAAAAGTTGCGGGACGATCCCACGATGCCCCGCAGCCAGTGGAATGCCCTGTACCAGCAGGAGCCCACGGCAGCCGAAGGTAACCTCATCAAGGTCGAGCAGATCCAGTGGTGGCCCGAAAACAAGACCCTGCCCGAATGTGATGCGATTCTGATGGCTGCGGATACGGCCTTTGGGCGGCGAGAGTCCAACGATTATTCGGTCCTCCAAGTCTGGGGCATCTTTACGACAGGGTACCAGGATTCCCGAGGCAAGGAGTTTAATGTTCCCAATGCCATCCTCCTGGCCAATAGGAGGGGCCGCTGGGAATACCCCGAACTTCTGGAAAATGCCCGGGCCCTCGCACGCAAGTATAATCCGGACAGGATCATCGTCGAGAAGAAGGCATCGGGCGAAGTTCTCCTGCCAGACCTCCAGAGGGCAGGGCTTCCCGTCATACCCTACATTCCCGGCAAGGGCCAGGACAAGGTGGCCCGGGTCCATGCCATTCTCCGCTTCTTCGTATCGGGTCGAGTCTGGCTGCCTGAAGGGGCAGAGTGGGCTTACGATTTGGCAGAAGAGGCCCTGGCCTTTCCCCGAGGGAAGCATGACGATCAGGTCGACACGATGACACTCGCCCTTCTCTACCTGCGGGATTCGTACTCCCTATACAATCAGGACGATACGACGATTACTGAAGAGGTAGTCCCGGCCAGGAAAAGGAAGACGTACTGGCGCACTTGATGTAACCCCATATATCTGGTAGGATGGCACGATGCAGCCTGGACTTTCCATATGATCGAAAATGCCAATCCCCTGACCCCCCTGGGACTGAAGTCAGTCATTGTCGAACTCGACGATGGCGGAGTAGATGTGGAATTTGGGGAGGAGGAAACTCGTGTCGATATCACAGATCATTACGCTAATCTTGCTGAGTATCTGGACGACTCGGACCTATCTCGCGTGGGCAGCAAGATATGTGACGATGTTAGGGATGACTTGGATTCGCGCAGTGAGTGGGAAAATCTCATCGTCCGAGGCATGGAAGAACTTGGCCTTAAGATTGAGGAGGCTTCGGAACCCTTCGAAGGAGCCTGCACGGCCAACCACCCCCTCCTGATCGAGAACGTCGTCAAGTTCCAGAGTAAGGCGGTCCAGGAACTCTTTCCTGCAGCAGGCCCCGTCCGCACTCGTACGTGGGGTGCGCCCAGTCCCGAAAAGGACGCTGCTGCCGCCCGCCTCAAGGAGTTCATGAACTGGCAGATTACCGAAGATATGGTGGAGTATTTCGATGAGACCGAACGACTCCTCTTCGCTCTGCCTCTGGTTGGAAGTTGCTTCCGAAAATTGTACTTTGATTCATCGCTGGGACGGCCCGTATCAGATTACATCTCGGCAGACCAGTTCGTCGTCTCCTACAATGCTCCCGACCTTAGGCGCGCGGCCCGGTACACCCACATTATACATCGTTCCCCCGAGGACCTAGCCCTCGACGTCGCCAATGGTATCTACAGGGATACCCGAGTGGGAGATCCCGGGGTAGTCGAACCCAGCCTTATTGCGGCCAAGGTGGACGAACTTCAGGGCGTTACCCCTCCCGCAGGCTACAAGGCCCACGAACTCTACGAATACCACGGGTACTTCAAGTTCGATTCCCTCCAGGAGACCAAGGACGGGGCTCTCCCCTACATCGTAACGGTTGACAGTAAGTCTCGGACGGTCTTGGCCATCAGACGTAATTGGAATCCCCAGGACCCGGCCCGCAAGAAGCTCGAATGGTTCGTCCACTACAGGTACGTTCCGACGATGGGCTTTTACGGCCTGGGCCTCATCCATCTGATCGGATCCCTCTCGAAGACCGCCACCCTGACGATGCGTGCCCTCGTCGACTCGGGGATGTTCGCCAATCTTCAGGGCGGCTTCAAACTCAAGTCGATGCGAGTGGTCGGCTCCAATGACCCCATCGCCCCGGGCGAGTGGCGCGACG